ATAGCGCCAGAGGAAACCGCTACGCCGTACATCACATGGCAGGGGTTGGGTGGCGAATCGTTGCGCTACGTCGAAGGATCGGCAGCAAACAGGCGCAACACGCTGATGCAAATCAACGTCTGGAGTGCAACACGACTTGAAGCACTGACGCTGATCCGGCAGATAGAAGATGCGCTTTGCGTGTCGGCGGCATTTACGGCAAAGCCGCGTGGCGAGCCGATGTCTACCTATGAGTCAGACACATTGCTCTATGGCTGCATACAGCGTTATGAAATCTGGAGTATTCGATGAACCCAGCAACAAAAGAGCTACACGAAACAGTAATTAGACTTCTCAAAGGCGTGCTGACCGCCTGGGAGAAGTGGCTATCCAAACAGGAATAGCCTGCATTTAGTCAGAGCAATACCTGCCTCGCAGAGCGACACGCTTTAAGCCTCTCGCCTGTTGTGCCTCGCAGAAACGTCAATCGCCGCCTTGAGCGGCTTTTTAATTTCTGGAGGCCGCAATGGCACAAGTTCCAACTGGCAGCACCTTCTATGTCGCTTCGGCCATTGCCGCAGCGAAAACCGTTTCCTCTGTTACCAACGCATCGGAAGCGGTCGTTACCTCTACCGCTCACGGTTACAGCAATGGCGATATCGTCATCATGTACAGCGGATGGGGTCGTCTGAACAAACGTGCATTCCGCATCAAGTCGGTCGCAACCGATACATTCGTGCTGGAAGGCTGCGACACCACCAATACCAACTTTTTCCCGTCTGGTAGCGGAGTCGGCACCGTAACGAAGATCAGCACGTTTACCCAGATCACCACCGTCATGAATCCGTCGTCCAGTGGTGGCGACCCGAAAACCGTAAATTACAAATTCGTTGAATCGGATGTCGAGTACTCGATCAACGACGGTTTCAGCGCCACAAGCTACACGATTGATATGGATGCAGACAGCATCGGCAGCGCAGGCTACACCGCGCTGAAGTCGCTGACTGACGTTCAGACCGATACCGTGCTGAAAATCATCACCCGATCCGGCTCGATCTCGCTGTGTCCTTGTACCGTCGCGCTGAACGAATCGGTTGCGATGCAAGAAGGCCAGATCAACCGCGTTAAAGCATCGTTCAACGGCAACAACCGCCTGGTTCGATACGCATCGTAATGCTTTGCCAGCAGGCCCGCTTCGGCGGGCTTTTTCACGCCTGCAGGTCGCGCCTGCAGTGCCTTTTTACCTGACCACAGAAAGACAACATCATGGCAACAAAGATCAAGCTCGGCCAATGTCCGAAGAATTTCACCGCTCCGGTTTCGTTCAAGATGCTGGACGGCTCCGAAGGCGTGATCAACGTCACTTACAAGTACCGCACCCGCGCACAGTTCGGCGCCTATCTCGATGAAATCTTCGCAGAGAACGGCGTCGCCAAGCCTGCTGCAAGCGACGACAGCAGCAGCATGATCGAGCGCGCCTACATCGCCGGAAACGAAAAGATTGCTGGCCAGATCGTGCGCGCTGCGGATGGATGGGATTTGGACGAGCCATTCACCGAAGAGAACGTACAGGCGTTGGCTAACGAAATGCCGGCCGCTGCAAACGCCATCATCCTGACCTATGAGGCCGCGATTAAAGAAGGCCGATTGGGAAACTAAAAGCCGCCGTCACAGCGATTTATTACCGTCTGCCGTCAGAACAAGAGGCGGCAGCGGCGGGTTTCTCGGTAGAGGACTACGCGCTAGAGGACGTAGAGCTGTGGCCTGAAAACAAGGCGGCTTTCGATCTGTTCTTTTCGCTTAGAACCCAATGGCGGCATGGCTTCAATGGCGCAACCGGCCTTGATTACATGCCGCTGTTCCGAATGCTGGATGACATGGACATTGGCGCAGAAGAACGGCGCCAGTTGTTCTGCGATGTCCAGTATTGCGAATCCATCGCACTAAAAGTAATGCATGACAACTAGCCGGGCTGATGCCCGGTTTTTTTATTTGGTGGGCTATGTCTGATCAGAACAAGATTCAGTTTGAATCAAGCGTTAGTTCGGAAGGCGCAGAGTCTGGATTTAAGCGCATTGGCGACGCTGCTGGCCAGATGGCTGATCGTGTTGAGCGAGAAGTCGATAAGGCCGGCACGGCTGTTAGCGTAATCGGCTCTGGCGCTGAGAAAAGCGCGGATCAGTTCACTCGCGCCGAAGGCCGGATGGCGGCCAGTATCAAGCGCGCCACCACGAATCTTGAGCTGCTGGGCAAAACCGCCTCGCAAAAGCTGGAATTCCAGATCAATGAGCGTGGCCTGGATGCGGCAAAATTCGAGCCCATGCTGGCAAAAATGCGCGAGATCGAGCGCCAGGCGCAGCAGGCATCATCGGTCGGCAGTGCTTCGCTGAACAAGATCGGCATGTCTGCCGCCCAGACTGCAGCCGCCATGCGCAGTGTGCCGGCGCAGTTCACCGATATCGTCGTATCGCTGCAATCCGGCCAAGCGCCAATGACTGTGCTGTTGCAGCAGGGCGGCCAGCTCAAGGATATGTTCGGCGGCGTTGGCAATGCGGCCAAGGCGCTGGGCGGATATGTCGCCAGCCTGGTGACACCGGTCACCGTCGCAGCAGCAGCTATCGGTGGCATTGGCTATGCGGCCTATGCTGGATCGACAGAGATGGACGAGTTCAAGAAAAACTTGATCCTGACTGGCAACATTTCCGGCCTCACCACAGAAAAATTCAACGCTATGGCTCAGTCCATGGCGAACGTCAGCGGCATTACCCGCGGTGCAGCGGCAGAGGCGCTTACCGCTATGGCTGCGTCTGGAAACATCGGCGCAGACTCCATCGAGCGACTGACAAAATCTGCTCTGCAATTCGAAAAAGCTGGCGGGCCGGCAGTCGCTGAAACTGTCAAACAATTTGAGGCGCTTGGCAAAGAGCCGGTTAAGGCGTCGGTCGAGCTGAGCGAAAAAACCCACTATCTGACTCTCGCGGTTTATGAGCAGATCAAGTCGCTGGAGGAACAGGGAAAGGCGTCAGAAGCCGCAGCATTGGCGCAAAAAACATGGGCGGATGCAATCGACCAGCGCGCCCCGCAGATGGTGGAAAACGCCGGCTTACTGGAACGCGCGTGGAAGGCCGCAGCTTTTGCTGTCTCCGGATTCGGCGATGCGCTGAAAGGAATCGGACGCGACGACCGTACCGTTGAGCAAAAGATAACCGCGCTGAAAAGCAAGATCGAGGACGCGAGCGCCAGCATCGCTTCCGGCTCTATTAACACTAATCGACTGAAGCAGCAGAAGGTACAGTGGGCGGCAGAGCTGGCGGAGCTGATGAAGCAAACGCCGGAAGCGGTCGCAGAGCAGGCTAAAGCCAAGCAGCTGGAAGAGCAGAAAATCAAGGTTAATGCCGCTTATGACTCCCTGATTAGCAGCCAGCGCACAAAAAACCAGCAATGGCGCGATGAGCAGGCAAAGCTAGATGCCGACATGGCCAAGGGTCTTGTAAATGTGGCGACATATTTGCAGTCTACCGCTGCAATTCGCGCCAAATACGAAGACAAGGAAGCAAAAAGCGCATCCGACAAAGCGGCACGCGCGGCAGCCATTGAGCAGCGCAAGCTAAATGACCTGCTGGCACAAGGTAGCGGTGAGGCGAAGAACTACGCCGAAAGCATGGCCCTGTTGCAGAAGTACGCACTTGGCCATACCAAAACCCTGCAAGAAGGCACTCCGGAAATGGAGCGTTATCGGGCAGCGGTAATCAAATTGATCACCACAGAAACGGATGCTGGGAAGGCGTGGAAAGCTTCGTCAGAGGCCGCTAAAGAAGCCGCCCATGCAATGACTGCATGGCAGGCCGACCATCAAAGCCAGCTAGAGCAGGTAGCGGCAGAGACGGCCCTGATAGGGCAATCTACCGAGTCGCGCAAAATCGCCGTCGCGATGATGCAGGTTGAAGCCGACGCGAAAAAGCGCATTGCCTCGCTGAATGACAAGCTGTCTGAGTCTGACCGGGCGGCTGCTGTTGCCGCGATCAGTGCTGAAAGAGACAAACAGAAGGCTGCGCTTGATACAGCCCTGCGCAAGCAGCAGGCCGTCGAAGGCGCGTACCAGCTCGAGCAGGAAAACCGCCGCTTTGCCGCCGAGTCGATTCTCGATGAAAAGCAGCGCGCGCAAGTCATCCTCGATATCGACGCAGAAACCTGGCGCCAGCGCATCGAACTGGCAGAAGTTGGCAGCGAAGAGCGCCGCCGGCTGGAAGGTGCGTTTGCGCAGTGGTACAGCAACCAGCTTTCCAAGCCGGCCATCGAATCGATGCGCAAGGCGCTGGAATCGATCGATCAGACATTCCACGACTCGTTTACCCGCATGCTGGAAAACGGCAAAGCGGACTGGGACGCCTTCGGCAAGGCGCTGGCGACCAGCTTCAAGTCCGCCGTCGCCGATGAAATCTACAAGCTGACGATCAAGCCAATCGTCGTCAGCGTGGTAAGCAGCTTTGCTGGCGGCGCAGCGCAAGCGGCCGGTGCAGCAGCAGGCCAATCCGGCAGCGGTATCGGCGGGGTGGTGCAGGGCGTGCAGGCGGCGTATGGCGCTTACAACAGCGGCATCAGCAATGCCGCGACTGCGTTTGCCACGTCTGGCATGGGCCAGTACATGGGACTGTCGAGCACGGCACCGATTGAAACCGGCACAGAGATTGGCTCAGTCCAGCTTGCCGGCGGGGCTGGCAGCGCAACTGGCGGCGCATATCTAACCGGCTCCGGCAGCAGCTTCGTTTCATCCGCCGGCCCCTACGCCGCAGCGCTGGCCGCGCTGATCTACGGCGACAACCTAATGAAAGCGGGTTGGGGGCTGGACAACAACCGCAAGGGCTACGCAGCATCGACAGCGGGTGCGGTGGCCGGCGGTGTGCTCGGCGGCATGGCTGCGGGTGCGTCGTCTGGCGCATCCGCAGGATCAACTGTCGGGCCGTGGGGTACGGTAATCGGCGCGGTCGTCGGCGCTATTGCTGTGCCGGTGCTGTCGCGCCTGTTCGGCCATAACCGTAATACCAATGCCGATGCGACTGGCGTGAAGGGCACGTTCGACCTGAGCGGGTTTACCGGAGACCAATGGCAGCAATTCAGTAAAAAGGGCGGCACGTTCCGTTCTGATCGGCGCTGGACGGACCCGTTCGGCATCTCATCCGACATCGATAAGGTTCTGGATTCGTCGTTCACGCAGGCCGTTGCCAAAATGCAGGACATGGGCAAGACGCTGGGCGTGGAGGCGTCCAAGTCAATTGAAGGCTTCCAGCACACGTTTTCGCTGCAGCTGTCCGACAACGGCGACATGTCCAAAGCCGGTGAAAAGCTGGCGGCGGAAATCACCAAAGCGGCGGATGAAATCGCCGCGCGCATGATTCCGAACATCGACGAATTCAAGCGCCTTGGTGAAACCGCGTCGCAGACATTCGAGCGCCTGAATTCCGAAGTCGAAGGCACCAACGCCATCCTGCTGGCGATGGGTAAGGATGCGGCTGCCGCGTTCGGCGGCGTCGGGCTGGCATCGATTGCCGCCCGCGAAAATCTGATCGATTTGGCTGGCGGACTGGACAAGCTGTCGCAGAAAACCCAGTCCTACTACGCCAGCTTTTACGATCCCGGTGAGCAGCTGCAGCGCGCTGCAGAACAGGCGCAGACTGCGATCAACAGCGGCTTTGCCGATCTGAATCTGGCCGTGCCGACGAGCAAAAAGGCGTTCCGCGATCTGGTCGAATCTCAGGATTTGAGCAGTGAATCGGGGCGCAGGCTGTTCAATGCGCTGCTGGATTTGTCGGACGAATTCGACACGGTATCGAAGCGCTCGGATTTTCTCGCCAATCTGACCAGTTCTGCGCGCACACAGCAAGGCTCGATTTTCGACACCTTCGCCAGCGATGCGCAGAAGCTCGATGCGGCGAAAAAGATCGTCAACGACACCTTCGCCAGCATTGG